TTGCCGTCGCTGGCCACATTCCAGACCGGGCCAAAGGCGTAGATGCCCCACCAGGCCATGGCCATCATGGTGCCGAACCGACCGCCGTAGTTGGGGTTCAACCGCAGATGCGGGGTCACGGCTTCGATCCTGGCAACTGCTTCATCACCAAAGACTACGGCTTCTCCGAGGACGGTGCTCGTACCGGANAAGTTGGCCAGGGCCATGGCTCGGTTGATCTCGATCCACTTGATCTTGTAGGTTTCGCACATTTCGCCCTTGTAGAGCATCCCGCCGGCCCGCATGTATTGCTGCCACTTCTCAACCCGGGAATCCAGAAGCAGATTCTCGATGTTGGTGTTGCAACTCAAGCCGACGTAATGCTCCGCGGACCCGGCGTTTTTCTTCCCGCCCTTGTAGAACGGGGCATGGATGGTGTCCCGCATATACGCCGAGATTTTCTTGGCGTGNTCAGCCGTAAAGGCGNCGGTCGCAACGGCACCGGCGGCGCCAGCGACGGCCCAGGTCCCACCGGTCATGCTGGTGGGGGAAAAGCAGACTTTCACATCGGTGGACATAAACCCGTCCCGGGCTGCTTCGGTGTCCAGGGACCGCTCCAGGGAAGCCGCAAGCTCTTTCCGCATGATGGGATCGGGCTTGAATTTGGAAAGCTCCTGGAGCTTGGCCGAGAACTGGAGTCCTTCGCCATGCTCGGTGAGGGTCAGCGCCCGGCTGCCGAAGGAGAGCATCCGCATCGGAATCTGTCCTTCTTCCTCAAGCGTCGCATCCGCGGCATCGGGTAGCCGATTGACGTGATAGAGGTTTACGGTTTCACCGGCATTCTTCTTGAAGCCGAAACCGTGGTCATGGGTATAAGGCAGGATTTTGCACTCACCCAAAGCCACTTCCAATATTTGATCGGAAATCTGGTGGTTCGCGAGAACCCCAGATCCGATGTCTTCCCAAAAATGTGCATCAGCCATNGTGTTTCCCCTTTATGCAGCGTTACCCTGTGCAGCCAAAATCTCCTGCATGGAACGCTGCCTCTTAGGCTCCTCCGTGATCGGGCGAGTAATGCCCCGCGTAAGCACGGTCTGTTTTTTTTGCCTTGCCGCCACGGCTGCTCGCTCCGCGTCGGTCATTTCGATTTTCCGGCCAAGAACAGACTTCACTCCGTTGGCAGCCCACTTGACCTGATCCTCAAGGGGCTTATTGTAATACTCATGCTCAGGGTTGNCGGCCAACTCATCAACGAAGGTCTGAAAGATTCGCCAATCCGCAGAACCCTGGGTCATGTCCAAGCCTTCGGCAGTACCGATGGTTTCGACTTTGACTCGGATTTGCTTTCGCTCTTCGGCTTTTCGCTCCTCTACGGTTTGCGCCGTGAGAGCTTCCTGTTCCCGGCGAAGCTCTTCCCGGGCCAATTTGGCCGCCGTCTTGGCAACCTGCTCGGGGTCAACACCGGTTTCAGCCCAGGCCGCAGCCACTTGCTCATCATAATTCGGGGGATAGATAACTTCTCCGGTTTCTTCGTCCCTTTCGAGTTTGATTTCCCGAATTTTCTTTAAAGCAGTNGCATACTTAACCTGAAGGTTAACATGGGATTTGGCGGCTTCTTCCTCGGCGGCCCTGGTTGCCTGGGCGGCCTTAAGCTCTTCCAGTTCCTTCTTGACAGCTTCCGCTTCGGCTTCGGCGGCTTCCCTGGCCTTACGCAACTCGGACGCTTCCGTGGTGGCTTCGTGCATCCGGGTCGCGGCTTCCCTGGCGGCCTTCTCTGCCTCCTCCAGGGTTTTATATTTGGTCTCAGGTGGTTCTTCGCCTTTGGCAGCTTCAGCAACCGCGGCTTCCTCGGCGGCTTTAGCGTCAGCCTCTTCTTGGGTCTTGCGAGATGCCTCTTCGTCTCCGGCTTCCGCGGCCAATCTGGCTTCTTCTGCAAGTCGGGCCGCCTCCAGTTCCTCTTCGGAATCGGTAGGTGCTTCAGCGACTTGTCCTTCAGATAGACGGGCCAGTTTATGGGCCATGGACCCAGGATCGTCAGCAGTCAATGNTTCGAGTTGGTCGTCCGGCATAGTATTACTCCTGTACCGCGGGTGTCCTTGCGGGCCGCAGTTTATTCCGAGGCCGGTATCCCTTCCGAGGCGGCCTTGGTTTCATCGGTCATGCTGTCAAGCATCGGGCCATAAGATTGGCGCCGTCGTTTAGCCGCAGCGTCTGCGGCAAATTCCACTTTATTTCTGAAAACCCCGACTATTTGCAGNATATGGTTACACAAAGGGTCAGAGTTTATTAACTCAANGATACGATTATCCAGTTGTCGAGCTATGATCGACAGAACCAAAGGTAGCTCCTGGATTAACTGGACGGCTTCCTGGATGGTCTTCGTCTCCCTCTGGCTAAGCTCGGCTTGCTTTTCTTTCTGGGTAACTGCCCGTGGCTGACCCGATACCGGGTCGGTATCGATTCCGAACACTCCTAATGGCTTACGGCTCATGAANCCCCCTTCTTGCTTTTCGCAGCCGGCTTCTCCGGTGGCCGGGCCGCAGCTTTCGCCTGGGCTCGAATCTGCTCGGCCTTGGCCTTCTCGGTTTCAATCATGAATGGGGTCAGCGCCCGAATCTGCTCGGCCTTGGCGATTTCCGCCGGCGACGGTCCCTGGGGGGCAGCCGCAGCCGTTTCCGTCTGTGTTTCCCGCGCGGCCTTGTCCGCTTGGCTGATAGCCAATTCAGATTTCGCCTCATGGAGCCCGGCTTGGGCTTCAAGGGTCCCGGCCTTGGCAGTTTTCTCGGCGGCCTCCGCCCGGAATTTTTCGGCCTCAGCCGCTTTCCGGTCGGCCTCAGCCTGGGCAACTTGGGCTTCGGCAGCCTGACGCTTTTTCATGGCATCAATTTCAGCATCTTGCTGTGCCTGCTGCCACTGGTCAATTTCCGCAGCCTTCTCTTCGGTAACGGTAAATTCGGAATCCGTCAGACGGGCCAAGCGCTGGACTTCCATCAGGAAACCGCCGGGCTTGAGATAGGGCTTAAAAATTTGGCCTAAGCCGTTCGGTTCAAATAGCGGTAAAATCAGGGTTTCTATGACCCTCAGCTTTTCTTGTTCTCTCATTAAAGCCGCAATAGCACCCACATGGAAGCGACCAGTGGTGAGTTGCGGCAATTCCAGGCCAGTAGGGAATTCATCTGAAACAGGGCGCCGGTATTGGTCGGCAATGTTCCGTCCCAAAAGGGCGGCCAGNTCGTCATAGGTGATGTTGATGGCCGTGGTTTCAGCCCCGGCGATTATCGCATTCAGGGCCCCGTCCTCTAAATTCTTCCCCATGGAGCCCACGACGGTCATGCTCTGGTCAAGATTCTGGGCGGCCTCCCGGGCAGTGACTTCAGCCCGATACCCCGGGGCCCCCATGACCGAGTAGTCGATAAGGCCACCGTCCTGGTGGCGCTGGTCATAGAAGTTGAGCATGGCGATCATATCGCTGGCCCCAGTTTTAAGGTCCACCATCCTGACGACCTGCTGCCCCTGCTGGGAGCCGTAGGTTTGAAAGAGCTTTCCGGGGTAAACATCGGTATCCGACTGATCCACCAGGGAGGAAATATCCACTTCCAGCATTGGGTTAACGGCCCAATTCAGGTGGTCAGCATGAAGACTCATCATGTTGCACATCAGATACCAAAGGCTCCGGATGCCATGGATGAGCCCCCGGCCATCGAAACGGAGCATGTGGGGAAGAGCGGCAAAACCAATGCCGGGCCACCGTAAAGTCGGATATGGGCTGACTTCGGGCTCAGAAATTACCCGGCCCCCGGCACAGGTGTACCGGGCATTGGGGAGGAGGGTTTCACCCCGGGGATCAAGAATGGTTCCCCAAAATTCACTTACCAGGAGAGCTTTTTGAAAGGCCGACTTGCTGTAAACCATACCCTTACGGCGGGCCAGTTCTTCCGGCTGAAGATCGGGGTCCAGATAATTGCCGCCAGGGCCAGCGTCCACAATATTCTGTACCAAGTTGTCCTTTTCCCAGTCCTTCAAAATATTGTAAGGCATATATTCCTGGTGAATCCAGTACGCCCCCGATTGAGGTTGGCGACTTACCGAGTCCGGATCCCGGTGAATCTTCCAGGGTTCCACCAAGGTGTACCTTAAACCCTTCCCCGGCTCCCAATAGGGTATCATCTCCATGGATTGACCCACGGCCAGGGACATCCCCACAGCGTCCACGAACTGAATGGGAAAATTGGCATAGTTCCGGGAGAGCATGANGGTCATAAGGTTTTTCCAGAACTTGGCGGCTTCCCGGTCGTTTTCATTTTCGATGCTGAGGAATTCCACATCAAAAGCTTTACGAACAATGGACATCCCGAATTGCACTAACTTGAAGGGTTTGGGATAAGTAATCTTGGACTGCCACAACTCTTTGAAGGCGTAATTTTTGGGCTCCTCCTCGTTATAGACCCGCCAGCACTCGTCTTGCTGCTTGCGAATCTCCCGCATGGAGTCAACAGAGGTTTTTATGCAGTCCTCCAGGTAACGGACGTAATGCGTCTCGTTTTCCTGGGCGTAGGCTTTGGCAGCCCCTTCCCTCTCTGCCTGTTCTTTCGGGTCAATGTCAGCCATCAGATGGGCTCTTTCTTCACGGGTTCGCCCACGTTGATGGCCGGGTATTTGGTGAGCGTCCCCGTGTTGCCATATTTGGTGAGCGTCCCCGTGTTCTCTGGCTCTGGCGCCGGGGTAGGGGTAGGGCCGACCATTATAATTTCTGGCCCAGAGGTTTGCTCAGAAGGCTTGTCAAGCCAACTGAGGCCTCCTTTTTCGAGCATGCTGAGTTCCATCTTATTGTCCCCTGCCGCGACGGATAGCCTCTTCTCGCGCAACTCGCCCCCTATTAATAGCCTCTTGCCTCTCGAAACCAGTGATAGGGGCTGTTGGGACCGGCTCACCTACCGTTTTACTTCCATCCGGGTTTTCCTTGATGGTCCCAAGATGCTGAAGCGCAGGCTTGCCATATTTTTCGTAGGCTCCCTGGGCGGCTTCACCAATGGTTTTCATGGCCTTGGGGATCATTATGGGAATGTCCCCCACGCCTTTTATGGACTTAATCAGATCATCATTGCTTTCCATTGGAATTCCTCCTAACCTTTTTCTATCAACCCTTCGGCAAGCAGAAGCATCCTAAGCTGAAACCAAAACAACCTTGAACCGGCTTCAGGGTTCCCGGGGCCATAAAATTTTTCTTTCAAAAAAACTATTGCATCGAATTGATCCGGTGTTACCTTAATTTTTCGACCAAGACAAACCACAGAAAACCTCCTAAAACCTTTTCACCGGCTTGCCGTTCCATCTGTCCACGGGCTTTCTAGTCCGTTTCTTTTGGGGTAAGCCGGCTTGAGGGGTGCTGGCGAAATGCTTCACGTCTGACGGCTTCATGCTCTTGGCAATTTCAGCCGAGGGGGTTCCGGGTTTGGCCTTCATCTCGCCTTTCTGAATAGCGTGTGCCATCCCCATCACCGTCTGCTGAGATTTACTGACGGCTGGAGACATAATTAA